GGAGTAGTTGTTCTGGTGCTGACGGATCCGCCGTACGGAGTGGGCGACACCAAGAGCACCAAGAACAACTACTCCCAGCATGACGACACGAGAGATGCCCTGGTCGCCCTGGTCGCAGGGTTCGTGCCAATCGCTCGCGCAGTGTGCGATCTTGTTGTTCTCACCCCTGGCAACGGAAACGTACACATATACCCTGTGCCCACATGGACAATGGCATGGGTGACTCCAGCTGGCGCAGGTCGAGGTCCTTGGGGCTTCTGCTGCTGGCAGCCGGTGCTCTGCTACGGCAGCGACCCGAAGCTGAAGGGCGGCCTTGGCTGCTTCCCTGATGCTGTGGTGCGCACAGAATCGGCAGATAAAAGTCTTGCCCACCCATGCCCCAAGCCGATCGGCCTATGGAGCTGGCTACTGGAGCGCTGCTCGCCTGCTGATGTCATCTGCGACCCGTTCGGCGGCTCTGGCACGACGCTGATCGCCGCCGCTGCGCTGGGTCGCGTCTGCAAAACCATCGAGATCGACCCGGCGTACTGCGATGTCATCCGGCATCGGTGGTGGCTGTGGTGCCAAGAGAGCGGGCAGGACGCGGGCCCTGATGCCCTGGCGGCGGTCACGTGAGCAGGGCCCGCCTCGAGCGCAAGGGGCCCCTCCTGGTCTACGTCCCGCGGCCTCGTGTCGAGGGCCGTGGCGTGCGTTCATGGTCGGTCCAGCTGCGGACCTCGATCGCGACGACGCTCCTTCGGCGGGGGCCCCTCTGCGCGACGGAACTGGCCGAGGAGGCCGGTGTGAGCATACGATCGATCTGGTGGCAGCTCGACTGCCTGCTCAGAGACAGACTGATCACACGGGTGCGGGGACCAGGCGACGGCCTGTTCTGGGCACTGCGTGAGGGCGGATGGGAGGGCGGATGGGAACCCGGAAAGCAGACCCAATAGAGCGCCGGCAGTTCGTCGTCCGGCTGCTCTGCCAGGCGATCCCGGAGACTGGGGTGGTCCGGCGCCTGGTTGCAGGCATCACCGATCCGGTCACTGGAAAGACCTGGAAGGTCAGCCGATCCACCGCGTTCAAGGATCTCAAGGCAGTTGGGCTGCAGTACCGCAGCCTGTGGGACGATCCGCTGGTGGTGGAGCGCTTCTTTGGTGCCGCCGACGAGCAGCTGGGCGAGATCTATCGGGCGGCCATGGCGGCGGGCAAGCTCGACACCGCGATTCGGGCGGTGAGGGCTCGGGCCGTGTTCTACGGCATCCGATCCAGCGGCCGATGGCCGATGGGCTCGCAGGCGCCCGACGAGGTGCGCGCCCCAGTCACCGAGACCGAGAGGTACCGAGGGCTGGCTCGCCGCCTCGAGAACGCCACGGACGAAGAGCTCGCCGCCGAGCTCGCCGGAGCGCATGCCGAGGCCGAGCGCCTGGGCCTGCGTGTGGTTCCTGGTGGCCGGAGCTAGCGCACCACAGCCGGCAGGGCTCACCGCGAGCCAGCGGCAAGCGGCGATCTCTTACATCCTGCTTGTGCGGGCTGCGTCCATGCGCCGCGCCGAGAAGGGGGACCTCGAAGCCTGGCTGACCCGCTTCCTGCCGCTGATGTTCTCCAGCGCCCCGGGGCAGTTCCACCGGGGCATGTACGACGACCTCAGCTCCTTCGTGGCCCGCGAGCCCATCGACGGGGCGGTTCGCAACACGGGCGCGTACGCCTACCCGCGAGGCCACGGCAAGACGACCACCATGGTGGGGTTCGCGCTGTGGTGCGTGTTCGAGTGGCGGGAGATGGCGCACTTCGGCGGCAAGCCCCCGTTCATTTTGATCGTGAGCGACACCGTGGACCAGGCGCGGGACCGCGCGCTTGATATCCGGGATCAGATCGAGGGCAACGAGGCTCTGATCGACCGTTACGGCCAGCTCGCCCCAACCGTCGCCGAGCGAGAGGGCCGCGACAAGCGCAGCGACGGGCGGACGAAGAAGCGGCTCAAGTGGACGGAGACGGACTTCACGACCCGGACCGGCGTGAGGATAAAAGCCGTCGGCTCGAACAGCAAGATCCGGGGCCTACTTCGTGGCGGTCAGCGCCCCACGCTGGTGCTCTGCGATGACCTCGAAAACGACGAGCACGTCGAGACCTCGCGGCAGCGGCAGAAGCTCGAGCGGTGGCTGCGCAAGGCGCTGATCCCCGTCGGCCAGGTCGACAAGTGCCTATATCTGGTCTTCGGGACGATCCTGCACGTGAGCTCGTTGCTCTCGCGGCTGCTCTCAAAGGAGCACTTTCCTGGGTGGCTCAAGCGCCGGTTTGCGGCCCTGTACAACGCAGCCGGGATGCCAGACGCAGGCGGGGACGTAGCCCTGTGGCCGCAGTTCTGGACCATCGCCAAGCTGCTCACCCGCCGGGGCGAGATCGGGACCGTCGCATTCTCGCAGGAGTACCTGAACCAGGCGATCGACGACGCGACCACGCTGTTCCGCTTGGCCTGGCTGCAGCGCGCCATGGACCGAGGCAAGGGCCGCCCGTTCCTGTACGGTCCCAGCGGCCGGATCCCGTGGCATGTGGCGCTCGCCACATGGGATCCCGCGGAACTCGCCGAGATGGCCGAGCCAGGTGCGATGCAGCTCCAGGTCACAGCGTGGGACCTCGGCTTGGTCGCGGACGAGCGGCGCGCAAAGGAGCAGGACAGCGACTACACCGCCGGCGTGACGGTGACGCTCGACCCCTACGACCGGCTGATCGTCATGCGGGTGTTTCGACGCCGCGGCATGACGCCCAACGAGACCCGCGGCGCCATTGCGGGCAGCTACCAGGTGCTCGACGACAACTACGTCGCGATCGAGAACGTCCAGGCCCAGTCGGTCTACGAGATCGACCTCCGCAACGCTGGGATCCCGATCAAGGGGCACCGCACCGACAGGCGCAAGCACTCGGTCTATGAGGGGGTGCCGGGCATGGCGCTCCTCTTCGAGAATGACCGGATCGATCTGTGCTGGGACTCGCCCCAGGAGCGCGAGAAGATCGAGATCCTGCGCGACGAGCTCTATGGGCTCGGCCGAGAGGCCCATGATGACACCGTTATGGCCCTCTGGTTCGCGGTCTCGTTGATCCGGCGCTGGATCAAGCTCCGGGACCGGGAGCGACTCCGGCTGATCGGCCCGCCGCCAGGAAGCTACCGCTCACCCTTCCCAGTGCGAGAGGATAGGCACACGAGACGGGAGGCCGCATGAGCAGACGACGACCGGGCACGTTCACGACCTCCGACATCGAGGTCAACCCCGAAGGCCACGACCTCGAGGGGGAGCCTGCGCGCGCGCCCCGAGCCAGGCTCCGTCCCGCGCCAGCGGCCCGCCCTGCCCCCTTCCCGCTGGCGGAGCGGGCCAGGGAGCGGGTGATGCGGGGCGAGAGGTCGACGAAGCTGTCCGAAGTGGGGGCCCTGCCGGACGGCACGACGTACCCCGAGACGCCTGGTGCAGAGTCCCCAGAGCAGGCCCCCAGTGGGTCCATCCTGCCGGTGGTCGCGGCGTCGCGCCTGATCCCGCCCACGGAGGATCTGTGGTCTGACCTAGTCAAGGCCGGCAACGTGCTCGCACCGCCGTACGATCCCTGGCTCCTGGTGTGCGCAGTCGAGGAAAGCGACAGCTTGCCGCCGCTGATCGACGCCATGGCCACCAACCTGTCAGGGTACGGGATCGAGCTTGAGCCTCTCTACCCGACACGCGACCCAGAGACCGGCGAGGAGCTCGAGCCGCCCCCCGACGCGGCGAGCGAGGAACAGGCGCTGCGATTGTGGCTGCTGACGTGCAACGTCGATCTTGGTGGCCTCGAGGCCGTGATCGAGCTCACCGACCGCGACATCGAGACCACGGGCTCGGGGTACATCGAGGTCCTGCGCGACAAGGCCGGGCGGGAGGCGAGCTGGGTCCATGCTGAATCCTGGACCATGCGCCTCGGACGCCTTTCTGAGCTGATCCTCGTCCAGCGCACAGTGCGTGATCCTACCTCTGGCGAGCTCGTGACGGTGCCCCAGTGGCGTCGGTTCCGCACCTACGTCCAGATCCGAGACAACGCGGTCCGCTACTTCA